TCTGCGGGATGACGTGCGCTCGCTGGTCCAGTCGAACGCTGAGGTTTCCAAAGCGATGGACGATCACGAAACGCGTATCCGCAGTGTGGAGCGCTGGAAGTACGCCGTACCAACGGCGCTTATCGGTTCTCTTGTCAGTGCAGGAATCACGATCACTAAGGCAGTTGGAGGCTAAATGGGTAAGCACAGCGTAAGCACTACGGGCGTGAAGGCGCTCGCGCTGGGTGCTGCGGAGTTTGTGTGGGCACATCGGCGGAAGGTGGGATCGGCCGTGCTGGTCGCGCTGCCGTTCGTCGCCCGGTACTTCCCCGGCTTCCCCACTGATGAAGTGGTCCGGGTGGTGCGCCTGTTCCTGGGCGCGTAGGTTCCCGACTCCCTTCCTGGGTGGTGACACACTCAGCGAAGGGAGTTCGTACCGTGATCCGGTACCGGCATGTTGGGCTTATCGGGCGTGCGCGCGCAGGGAAGGACAGCGTGGCGTCTCGCCTGTCGGAGCGCCATGGTTATCAGCGGGTGGCGTTCGCTGACCGGCTGAAGGAAGCGGCGCTGAAGGCGAACCCGATCATCACGCATGTGCCCATGGCCGGCGGCTACGGGTACACACAGTTGACGCTCCGGGACATCGTGGCCGCTGATGGCTGGGAGGGCGCGAAGCAGTACACGGAAGTTCGCCGCTTCCTTCAGGACTACGGCCAGACCGTGCGTGACCTTGACCCTGACTTCTGGGTGCGTGCCGCCCGTGGGGCTATCGACGCTGCGAATCGCCTGAGCCTGCCGGTTGTCGTGACTGACGTCCGGTACGAGAACGAGGCGCGGTGGCTGCTGGAGCGTGGCTTTGTTCTCGTGCGGGTTACGCGCCCCAACGCTGGGTTGGCCGGCGACGCGGGCAGGCACACGAGTGAGACGGAGCTGGCCGACTACGTCACGGACATGACCATTGCCAACACGGGGACGCTGCGCGATTTGAACGCGATCGTTGACAGTCTCCTTCTCCCCCGCCGCTGATATTTGCCCCGCACTGACTGGCCTTCGGGTTGGTTGGTGCGGGGCATTTTTGCGTTCCGGGGTTGTGCGAACCCACTCACGTGAGTAGCCTTCAGTTCGCGGTCATACTCACGGTGAGTGCGTTGGACGCTACAAGATCACTCCGATAGGGTCAGCAGTACAGCGAAGGGCGGGGACATGGCGGCAGTGCGGCCACCTAAGGGGTACCGGACTTTTTACCTTGGTGCGGGCAAGGTTGTGCATGCCGCTCAGGACAGTGACACAACCACGCTGTGCAGGAAGCCGATTACGACTGTCCGACTGTCGCATTACCCGTACACCAACTGCACTCAGTGCACGAAAATTGCGCTGACGCTCACCAAAGGAGAGACCAGCATGCCGCCGAAGAAGAAGGCTGAAGCCGCACCGGACATTGACGCGCTGATCAGTGACGTACACGCGGCGATCGATCAGCTCAAGGAGATCAAGCCGGGCGACGAAGGCGCAGTTGCTACGGCGGACAAGCTGAAGGCTGAGGCGGAAGAGCAGATCCGTCAGCTTCCGACCAACAAGCGCACGGCACTGCGGAACGCACGGGACAAGGCGCACGAGGCAGCGACCACAAAGCCGGAGCCGGTTGCCGCACCTGCCGCTGAGGTGGCCACGATCAGTGATGACCCGATGAAGTGGGCGCACGTGCCCGAACTCATTGCGGTCGGCGTCGAGAAGATGCGCGAAGGCACCGAAGCCGGCATGAAGCTGACTTCGGCCGGCGAAGTGGTGGCCAACGTTCTACTGACGATCCGTCAGAATATGGTTGACCCTGAGACGGGCCTGCCGGATATCCCGTGGCGCATGAAGGCGACCCGCAACGCTGCAAGCAAGGTGTACGACGACGCGCTTAAGGGTGTGTCCGATGACGACGTTGAGCGCCGTGCCGCCCATGCTTCGCTGATCAAGGCCACGCAGAACAAGGCGAGTGACGTTCTCGTTGACTGGTTGCGCGGATACACGCGTGATGACATCGAGCTTCTGCGGGAGATCTTCCCCGCTGCCGCTGACGCGCTTGAGGCTGACAAGGAGCTGTCGCCGGAGTCCGCTATCCGCGCGCTGTACGCCGACCATGGGGTTGAACTTCCGCTGCGTGGTCGCACTGAGCAGATGCGTCTCAATCGCCGCGTCGAGAAGATTCAGCAGCACGCCAAGGAACTTGAGGCAGCGGAAGACGCGGGCAACGCCGCACGGGTGGAAGAGCTGAAGGGCACCATCAGCGATCTTCGGGCCGACCTTCCCGCTGACGTGCTTCCGGCGCTCGACGTCAAGGAGAAGACCGACGCGGAGCGTACGACTGAGGCTGTGGCGAAGCTGCGCAAGGATGTTGAGTCGGCCGGCAAGCGGTTCGCGAAGGTCAAGAGCACAGCGCAGAAGCGGAAGGTTAAGGCGGACCTGTACAACCTGATCCGCGAAGCGGCAGAGGCGTTCGAGCTTGACCTGAGCGCGCTTGTGCCGGCGGAAGAGAACGGCGAGTAAGAGCGCGCACCACTGCGGAGCCCCGTTGGTCACCATGGCCGGCGGGGCTTCGTCACGTTCAGGCACAGCGGCAAGGCTCCGACCTGGGCTGAGTGATGAAGTGACGTTGTGACTCTTTTTCTAGATTCCCATAAGAAAACTCTATAGGTAATCCAGACTCGGCGGCACTTCGTCACAACGTCACCGGTCACCGACTCCCTTCATGTCGAGAGAGACGCCTATGAAGGGAGCCACCTTGCCGAAGGTGCGCACTATCTACCGAAGCGGAAGCCGCTTCTACGTCCACCCGGAAGATCGGGAACGCATCCATCCTGGTGTGACGTCCATCCTGGGAATGCTCGCCAAACAGAACTTCCTTGCCCCGTGGCAGGCGAAGCTGACCGCAGAGCTTGCTATCGACTCCATCGACTTTGTCAGCGAGATGGCGGCGCGTGGTGGGCGCGAAAGCGCCGTTGACTACCTGAAGGGTGCTGCCCGCCGGTACACGAAGATCCGCGCTGATATCGGCTCCGAAGCCCATGACATGTTCGAGCGCATGATTCGCGGCGAAGGCGGCTTCACGGAGCTGAACTCGCGCGGTCAGTACGTTGTGCGCGTGTCGCCCGATATGGAGCCGTACCGCAAGCACTTCGCGGAGTTCCTTGAGGCGGTGAACCCTGAGTTCGTGCGCGCTGAGGACGTGGTGTGGTCGGACACGTACGGGTATGCCGGCTCGTTCGACGTGTGGCTGTACGTGTGGCTGGACGCGGACGGCAACCCGACTCCTGACCGTTCCGGCACCCGGCATCTGATCCTGGGCGACTGGAAGACGGGTAAGAACACGTATCCGGACGTTGCGCTTCAGCTTGCCGCGTACGAGCGCGCTGACTACGTCCTTGACCCTGACGGCAACCGTGAGCCTCTGCCGGAGTTCGATGGCGCGGCGGTGCTTCACATCACGGACGAGACGTGGGCGTTCAAGCCTGTCGACACGGGTGACGACGTGTTTGCTGAGTTCCTGCGGCTTCGGGGCACGTTCGATTGGGATCGTGAGCTGTCGCGCAAGGTTATCGGGAAGCCCATTGCGCGGAAGGCGACCGGCAAGCTTGTGACGGGTACGCAGCGGAGGGCGCGCTGATGACGTATCGCGATTCGTTCGGCGTGCCCCTTGAAGCGGGTGACTACGTCGTGTCGGGGGCCACGAGCACGGGCAACCTGAAGATCGGCACGGTGTACTTCACAGAGCGCGGCACGCCGATGTTGCACGTCACGGCGTCCAACTATGACAGCTACGGACGCAGCGCGCTGGGGTACATGTCCATGGTGCTGCGCAAGGCTGACGGCACGGTGCCTGACCACGTGAAGGAGGCGTAGCCGTGGCTGACTTTTGGCGTGTGATGCCTGGGCAGTGGCCCGTGCGCAACTCTGAAGTGCGGGTGCAGCTCAGGCGTAAGACGTTTGTCGGCTCCGTTGTGCTGGACGAGTTCCGCACGTGGGTTGACGACGTTGCGCCGGCCATTGCCGTTCAGCGCGCGAAGAACGTGATCATGGAGCGGCGGGCACGCGAGGATTCCGTGCGCGCTGTGCTGGGTGACAGTCCCGTGAAGGAGGTGAAGCCGTGAACGCGTACCGGAAGACGTCCACGCGTCAGCCGTACTGTGTGTACTTCACTGCGGACGAAGCAGCGGAGATCATGAACGAAGCGGCGGACGCATGCAACATCGGCTACCCGCTGGGCGCTGAGTTCCCTGAGCTGAGACGCCTGTTGGTCAAGTTGAATGCCGTGTTCGGCAGTGAGGAGACGAAGCGCGCATGAAGGGTCCCAATTGCCTCTGTAACCCCCAGAAATCTGGTCTGTGCGGTAGCTGCGGGGGCTAGCCTCCCAACTCCCCACCCGGAACCCCTCAGTGCCTCACAAGGGCGCTGGGGGGTTTTCTGCGTGCCACGTCACCGACGCCCTTCACAGCAAGAGACAGGAGTAATCGGGTGGGCAAGAGGTGGTGACTCCTTCTTGCCCGCCCCGGCAAGGGAGATCCCACGTATGGCGCGTAAGAGCATTTGGGCGAAGGACGAAGAGAACAAGCCGGCTGAGCGGAAGGTGTACACGGACGACACCGTTGGTCGCCTGCACAGCGGCTACATGGACGAGTCGAACCCTAAGAAGCCGCAGCCCGTGGCGCTGTCCGATTGGCGCTTCTCGACCGGTGACAAGACCGTTGCGGACGCTGTGGCGGCACTGTTCGGCGGCACTCCGGCTGAGAACGAGGAATCGGAGTCGGAGAACTTCATTGACGTGTTCACCGAGTCCGCGAAGGTGCCTGTCCTCATTGAGCAGGACGGCATCTATTGGGACATGAAGCAGTGGATCAACGGCAAGCTTGTTCACCACTGTGACGGCTTCGACTTCCTGTCTCACCCGAAGGATGACGAGCTGATCGGCACTCCGTGCGGTTGCCCCACGCTGTTCGCTGAGCGGAAGCAGGCGGCGAAGGACTACCAGGGGCCGAACCCTGCGATTACCGTGACGTTCCGCCTCGCTGACGCGCCGGAGCTGGGTGAGTTCAAGTTCCAGACTGGTGCGTGGACGCTCTTCAAGGTCATTCACGAGTCTGAGGGCGCGCTTGAGAACGTGGGCGAGACGGCGACCGGTTCGCTTGAGCTTGAGTACGTCGAATACACGCCTAAGAAGGGTCCGATGCGGAACAAGCTTGTTTCGTACACGAAGCCCAACATCAACATTGGCCGCGCGTATGCCGGCGCAGATGCTGAGTGATGCGCTGCGCGTGAACGTCGTGAAGTTTCTGAAGGGCGCTGACGATGCGTACATTCGTCAGCCCCTTTGGAACTTCCACCCGGACAACCGCGCGCACGTGCTCCACGAACGGCGGGTTCGCTTCGGCGTCCCTACCGCTGACGATTTCGATCCGGAATACCACTAGGAGAGACATGGCCAAGGTCAAGAAGGATGTTGAGCGCGTCACCACTGAGACCGTGACGTTCACGCTGACGCTGTCCGCAGAAGAGGCGGAAACCCTAGCGGCAGTGATGGGGACTGTGGGTGGGGACTGTGAACTGTCGGCCCGTAAGCACACTGATGCTGTGCTGCGCGCGCTTGAGGCTGCTGGGGTCGCCTGGTTTCGGCGCACTATCAGCAGGACGCTGACCGGCCATGTCCTTTTTGGTGCCCGTGGCTAAGCGCGGAACCGTCACCGACTACGCGGGGGAAGCCCTGTACCAAGGTGACTTGATCAACTATGCGACGCGTTGCGGGAACGGCACACGTGCTGCGGACGCAATCATTCGGGCCATCAAGATCCGATACGCGTTCGGCAAGCGCATCCCGTTCCTTCTCGTTCAGCCGACGGGCGTGGAGTCGCGCAGCGGGTTGGACGAGCGCAAGACGCTTCGCAAGGAGTGGATAGGCACGGACCATGTGCGCTTGCTGCGTAGCAATGTGACCGGCGAACAAGACAGATGACGACTGGCCCCCTATGGCAATGCGCCGTAGGGGGTTCGTCGTGTTTATGGCACTCACGGTGAGTAGGTAGGAATGGAACAGGGAATTACCGGCACTTCCGCCCCAGCGCTGGGGGATCTTCGCGCACTAGGTGCGGGTCACACGGTGTGGGTTTACGAGGGTGCCGAGAAGCGCGCCGATTGGGCACGGTACGCCGACGCGATAGGCGCGGCCGTTCTTCGTGGCGCTGATGTCAGGTGGGTGCGTCGTGGCGCATGAGCCGAAGTGCCCGTGTCAGCCGTGCCGCAACAGGCGCCGGAAGGGGTACATAAAGGACTATTACCGGAAGCTTCCGCCGGACAAGCGCCACACGCTGAGTCAGAAGCGGCGGGCAACCGCGTACGGGGTCGAACATGCGGAGTACAGCCGTGCCGCGATCATGCGCCGTTGGGGCTACCGCTGCGCCTACTGTGACGCGCGCGCTGAGCACCTTGACCACGTCCACCCGTTGAGCAAGGGGGGCGCGGACGCTGAGCACAACATGTTGCCGGCGTGCGCGAAGTGCAACCTGTCCAAGGGTGCGAAGACGCTTGCTGAGTGGTCGCTGACGTTCGGTCCGAAGCCGGCAGGTCACCGACTCCCTTCTGAGCCCGCGAAGGTCGAGAGAAGGGAACCACCGTGGAGTTCGTAGAGATCCTGGGGCGCTTCAAGGAAGTCAGCGAAGAGGCGGACGGCGGGTATCTGGCCGTGTGTCCGGCGCACAATGACTCGCGTCCGTCGCTGCGCATTTGGCGGGGTGATGACGACAAGGTGCGCCTTACGTGCCGCGCCGGCTGTGACACGGGTGACGTGGTTGCCGCTGCTGGGCTGAAGTGGGCTGATCTGTTCCACGCGACGGGCGAAGGCAGCACGGTTCCGCGTGAGGCTCCGAAGATGGTGACGGGTGCCCCGGTGACGCGGCTCCGTATGTGGCTAGATGCGCTGCCTATTGGTGACGGCACGTACGCCGAAAACCGATTCGGTATCGACCCTGAGACGGCTGAGCGCCTGGGGCTTCGCTGGGCTGACGCTACGCCGTTCCCGTCCGCTGAGGCGTATGAAGCCGCCGTTGCCGCTGGGGTGCTGCCCGCATTTCTGTCGCGTAGCTTCGTGCGCTTCCCGCGTCTCGTGGTTCCGCTGGACGGGTTCGACGGCGTGACCCGTGGCGCTCAGGGGCGAGACTTGAGCGGCAAGTGTCCTGGGCGGTGGCTGAGCCTGAGCAACCCGGACGGTCAGCGGTGGGCGCAGTATGGCGTTTTCCGGGGCGAAGCCGGGTATGGCGTCGTCGTCGTGTCTGAGGGACCGGGCGACGGGCTCACTGTTGCCGCGCTGGGGTACGACGCCGTGTGTATCCGTGGCGCATCCCTTGCCGGAAGCCCTGATCTTCTCGCTGAGCTTGCTGCCGGCCTGAAGGGTTATCAGGTCATTGCCGCTGGGGACAACGACGAAGCCGGGCAGCGTTTCAATCGTGCGCTTGCCGAAGGTCTGAAGCCGTTCGGTATTGAGGTTTTCGCGCTGCCGATTCCGGACCTGGGACCGAAGACCGACGTAACTCGTTGGCGTGAGTACACGGTTGAGACTTCGTCGGCTGATGTGTTCGCTTCGTCCTTCCACCACGCTGTAAAGATCGCTGCGCCGGTCATTGAGCGTGCGGTTGCCGAGGCTGCGCACCGTAAGGCTGAGGTGGCTGAGCGGACGGGTGCTACTGCCATCACCGTGGATATGGGTGCGGAGGCTGCGCGCATCCTGGGTGAGTTGGTCAACACGTACGGCGAAGACGCTGACGCCATGAACGCGTATGCGCTGGTTGCGTGGACGGACGGGCGTATCAAGTTCGCGCCTGGGCTGGGGTACTTCGTGTGGGACGGCGTGACGTGGGTGAAGTCGGCAACGCGTGTCCGTCAGGAAATTCACGCCATGGGCGCAGCACTTGTCTTCGCCGGCTACACGAAGGAAGCGCGCGGCTTCACCATGACGAGCAAGATCAACAACCTGTTGGAGGAGCTGCGCAGCGTCCCCAGCGTGTATGTCGATGCTGAGGAATTCGACGCGAAGCCGCACCTGTTGAGTTTTGCGAACGGTGTGGTGGACCTTCGTACGGGCAAGATGCGTGCGCACGAGAAGTCAGACATGCTCACGGTGACGCTGCCTGTCGACTACGACCCGCACGCTCAGGCGCCTCGCTGGGAACAGTTCATCACCGAAATTTTCCCGGACAACGCCGACCTTGCGGACTATGTGCGCCGGCTGGTCGGCTACGGCATCACGGGCAACACGTCGGAACAGTGCTTCGCTGTGCTGTGGGGCAAGGGCGCGAACGGCAAGTCCGTGTTCACGGAGACGTTGACTGACGTGTTCGGCCGGATCACGAAGACGACTCCGTTCGCCACGTTCGAGGACAAGGGCAGCGGCGGGGGTATCCCGAACGATCTTGCTGCGCTGCGTGGTGCTCGTCTCGTCATGGCGTCCGAAGGCGAGTCGGGCAAGCCCATGTCGGAGGCTGTGCTGAAGCGCGTTACGGGTAAGGACAAGGTCACGGCGCGTTTCCTGCGACAGGAGTTTTTCACTTTCGCACCCACGTTCCTGATCATGCTTGCGACGAACCATAAGCCGCGCTTTAAGTCTCAGGATGAGGGGCTGTGGCGGCGCGTGAAGCTGATTCCTTTCACGCGGTACTTCGCGCCCCACGAGCGTGACTATGACCTTGATCGGAAGCTTCGCGCTGAGTCGGCGGGCATTGTGGCCTGGGCTGTGCGTGGTGCTGTCGAGTGGTACGCGAACGGGCTTCGTGACCCTGAGTCCATCAGCGCGGCCACGCGGGAGTACCGGGCAACGTCCGATGCGCTTGCCGGCTTCTTTCCGGGGGTGCTTGAAGAGGCTGACGACGAAGCTGTGTTGCCGGGCGCTGACGCGTACACGGCTTACACGGACTGGTGCGAGGCTGAGGGGTTGCAGCGCAAGGAGGTGTGGTCGCGGAAGGCGTTTTACGGCGCCATGGAAGAGCGCAACGTGATGAAGAAGAAGACGAACAAGGGCATCGCATTGGTTGGCGTGAAGATGGCTGACGCGCCGGTTGCCGTTGGTCCGGGCATCTTCGGCAAGGACTCGTAGCACGTCACCGACTCCCTTCGTGGCACACGTCACGAGGGGAGTTTTTTCATGATCCATTACAGCCATGGCGTCAACGGCGAACCGATCACGGTTTATGTGCCGGAGACGGACGCCGACCTTCGCACGTTCATGCATTGGGCGCGCAACAAGCCCGTGCTTGCGCTGGACACGGAGACGACCGGGCTCGATATCTATTCGGCCGGCTATCGGCTCCGCACGGTGCAGTTCGGCACAGCGGACGAAGCCTGGGTCATCCATTACGAGCTGGGCGGCCGGTTCGTTGAGGCGGCTCAGTACGTGCTCCGCCACTGTCCGCGCTTCCTGATCCATAACGCGCTGTTCGACTGGCTTGTGTTGGACGCGCACGCGGGTGTGTCGCTGGAATCGCTTGCCCCGCGCACAACGGACACGAAGATCAAGGCAACGCTCATCGACCCGCGTCAGCCCATGGAAGGTGGCATCGGTACCGGCCTGAAGCCGCTGAGCGCGCACTACATCGACCCGTCGGCACCGGACACGCAAGGCGACTTGACGGCGGTCTTCCGTTCGCTGGGGCTGACGAAGGCAACCGGGTGGGCGGGTATCGACCTTCGGCACCCCATTTACAACTTGTACGCGGGCTTGGACGTGATCTACACGGCACGCCTGAATCCGAAGCTTGACGCGGAGCACGAGCGGCTTGGTGTCCGGCCGGCGCTGGTCGACTACGAGCACGAGATAGCACACATGTGCGCCCACATGCAGCGTGCCGGGCTTGTGCTGGACCTTGACTACGTCGACACGTTGCGTCGGATGCTGCGCGAGGACGAAGCGAAGCACCTGACCATTGCCGCACGGTACGGCGTCGATTCGGTGAATTCCGGCGCTCAGGTGTCCGAGGCGCTGCTAGCCATGGGCGAGACGCTGACTGACCGTACTGACGGCGGGGCGCTGAAGGTTGACAAGGCTGTCCTGTTGCGGCTCGCCGACCTTGACCGGGACTGGAAACCGATTGGGTCGCGCGCCCCTAACCCTCTCGCTGACGCTGTCCTTCGCAGCAAGCGCGCCGGCAAGTGGGTGACGACGTACGCCGACCGGTTTGCGGCCAATGTTGATCCGTCCGGGCGCATCCATCCGATGATCAACACCCTTCAGGCGCGCACGGGTCGCATGTCTATCAGCGGTGACCTTGCCGCACAGACGCTGCCTTCGTCCGATTGGATGATTCGCCGCGCGGTGCTCGCTGACCCTGGGCACGTGATCATCAGCACGGACTTTCAGGCGATTGAGATGCGCGTGTTGGCGGCGCTCGCGGACGTGAAGAAGATGAAGGCCGGGTTCGTGTCCGGCGGCACCGACTTCGATATCCACATGTACACGGCGCAGCTCATCAAGGGTGCCGGGGCGACAGCGAAGGATCGCAAGGTCTTCAAGGGCGCCGGCTTCGGCAAGGTGTACGGCGGTGGCGTGGTCACGATCGCGCGGCAGACCGGTGCGCCTGAGTCGGAGATTGCGCGTGCCATCGCTGCGTACGACCGACAGTTCCCTGAGATCAAGCGTGCGTCGAGCCGTTGGCAGCGGGAAGCGCGCGCGACGGGGCTCGTGACTGTGTCGGTGACTGGTCGCCGCCTGCCGCTGGACCGTGACCGTATGTACGCAGTTGTCAACTATCAGTGCCAGTCGGCAGCGCGTGACGTGCTCGGGCAGGCCATGATCAACATGCGTGACGCCGGCCTTCTCGACTACATGAAGTTGCCGATCCATGACGAAGTGGTCGCGTCGGTCCCGAAGGCTGAGGCTGAGGACTTCGCGCGCGAGTTTGAACGCTGCATGTCAATGGACCTGTACGGCGTTCCGGTGACCGCTGACGCTGAGATTGGCGGTCGGTCGTGGGGGTCGCTGTACGGAGCTGACTTCTAGATCGGGCGTGTTTGGTAACGCGCGTATAACGATCGAAGGTACTCACGATGAGTAGGTCACTCCGCTTCTGAAAGACGATCAAAGCCCCGTTACCTGTAAAGGGAAGGTAACGGGG